CATCTCCCCAACCTACTACCTTCTTACCAGCCATTACTACTGGTGTACGGATAGCACCTTGTTCAATAGCAAAAGTAAGAAGCTCATCACTAGGTTCTTTGATTATGGTTAGGTCAATGTTGTAAGCTTCAGAGATAGCAACTAGAACATCTGTCTCTCCTAGCTCTACCTCATTAGTGCTATCTGGATCTACAATCGCTGAGTAGTACATCTACTTCTCCTCTTTGATCTCTCCTAGCTCGACCAGTTTCTTACGAGCTTCTTCCTTTTCTTTCTCACATTTACTAAAGCCTAGTGTCCATCGTAATGCCATAACTTCACGGGAAGCTTTAGTTCTATTGAGATAATTCCTACTAGTTTTACCAGCCATTAGTGTACCACCTTTAACTCGATAGGGTCTAGTTGATCTACTTGCTCACGTACTTGAGATAAGGCATCATCTACTAACTCAGGGTCAAGCTTTCTAGACCCTTCAATAGCTTCATCGATTGTATCTCCATCAGCAGCTTTAGTAATGAAGTCAGTAACTACTGATAAGTTCATAGTTTGTCCTGCCATAGCTCCAAGTGCTAGTGTCTTGATAGCTATGTCACGATCTTCTGTTAGCATTAATGGTGTACCGTTCTCTACTACTACATAAATCTTCATACTAATTTCCTAGTGATTCTTTCCAAAGGTTAGGGTGTAGTTCTGAGATTACATTGTCTACTTTGTTAGCTAGATCTTGTATCTCCTTCTGAGCATGTGGATCTTTACGTTGCTTAACCATACGAGCAAAGGCAGACAGGGAGCCTGTTACATAGTAAGAAGTCATCATACTCTGAGGTAACACTATCCTAGCCAGTTCGGGCGCTATGCCCTTTTCAATCATCTCTGTGTAAAAATCTAAACAGGCATCTAGATGGCCTTCGTAAACTTCTTCCAAAGTCCTGTCTACGCAGGCTTCCTCCTCTGTCCAGAAGTAGCCGGTGAAGTCATCACCACTCCCCTGCTTTACGCTACCATCGGGACGACTACGCCATGTATCAGGTACATAAAAGGTGGGTGCATCATCTACATACCTACGGCTAACCTCATTGTAAGTAAAGCCTACCATGTGTTTGAACCGTTGCCTAGCTACGAAGATAGGTACAGTCTCTCGGAGAGTTACATCTACGTAGTCAGGGTCAGTGTCTTCTGTAACAAGAGCTACGTTGGCGTCAATAGCTGATAGCTGTGCTTGTTTCCTCAATAGGCCACAGGCTCTAGCAGACACAGGGTAACGATCAACAAGCATGTTGCCAATTAGGGTGGATGCAGGATCTACAACTTTACTTGAGATAAGTAACTTCGCCCAGCCCCAAAGGGAATGCCTAACCTTAATCATGTTTTTGGACTCAGCATCTACCTTACATACCATACCTGTATAAGTCTCTGGTAGGAGGCCTCCTCTAAAATACTTGGCAGGTAAAGTAAATGTTTCTCGTACATGAGAGAAGGGAGTCCAATGGTCATGGGCAGCTAGATAGTTTACTAGCCCCTCATCACTACCTTTAGGTACTTCCTCTCGGTAGGTAAACTCTTTACTTTCTTTATCAAAACTAACCCTAGCTGCATTGACTACAGTTAGATCATCTTGTTTGTTATCAATTAATTCTACAGTTATGTCTGTCATTCCTATCCCCAGATTATATTAACCACTAGCACTATTGTTACACCAGTCCAGAAAGTTACCTCTCCCCAGTCTGTACAGTTGCAATCTTTGTCACTCATCGGTTATCCCCATCACCACGCAACACTTGCCTAGCTTTACGATCAGCAAGTTTATCAAGATTAGTTTGTGCTACATCTTCTAAGCTCCAACCTTGCTCATAGCAGAAGGCTGATAGTTGCCAGAGGATATCCCCTGCTTCCTTCTTAATGTCAGCTTCTACTAGCTCCTTGTCACCCCGATAGAACTTAGCAAACTTTCCTTGTAGTTCTCCAACCTCTTCACCTAAAGCAAGAAGGGGATAGAGAGGATCTTTGTACAGAGCAGTAGCTAAAGCTCTAGCTTGGTAATCATTCATAGTTAACATTAGTTAGTTCCTCAAGTGTTACATCTTTGCCATAAGCTCTGAACCCATTGTACTCAGCCCACTCTTTGTGGGTCATTCGAGTACCATCCTTACGCTTGGTAGCCCAAGGTAGAGGGGTATCAGGCTTCTCAAATATAAATACTAACTCTTTGTCAGTTAGCTCTTTACGTATCTCTTTATACTTCCTAGCTTCAGAGGAATCTTGGAAGAACCCCTTGCACTCAATGACTAGCTTATCATTACAGAAGTCAGGATGGTATTTATGGGAGACCGTGTAGTCAATAGTGTAAGGGTGCTTATCAAAATCTTTAAGCACCCCTTCGTGTAGTTCACACTCTAACAGTGAGTCATACGTCAGTCCCGTTTGTTCGCTTGTTACCTTTTGTACTACGGGTCTTGCTTTGTACCATCGCTTCTTGCTCATTATACTTATCCACTAGTTCGTTAACCTTAGAAACAATCTGCTTCAGAATCAGAGGTACTGATCTGTTGAAAACAGTATCGTCCACTTTCTCTAGTGTGGTTTGTTTGTCTTTCGTAGTTCCAGTGGTCATCTTTATGTCCTCCCATGTGCAGCAGTGCACCCATTTCATTAAGTTTGTCTAACCAGTCAGTACCAAATTCAGCCTTGTAAGCAGCTACTACTTTGTCTAGCATCTCACTAGGTTCGACATTGAGTATCTCTTCAGCTTTCTTAGGGCCGACACCTTCACGTCTTGTGTAAGTCTGTCCAGCTTTCTTAGCTTTAGGGCCATAGACTTTCTCAACAAGTTTAGCACAGCCAAGGATTGCATCGGTAGACCAGTCACCAACCAGAAGTTGATACATGAACCAATAGTAGCCCTCTGTGTCTGACACATAACGCTTCTCCTCTTTCCTCCAATTGTAGTGCCAACCTACTACCATGAGTAGATCTTTGTCTAGTGAGCAGAGTACAGTGTCTTCAGTCTGTGCATTAGCTAACTCATCATCAGCTTCATTGTCAGGAGAAATGTTGTAAGCTATGGACTCTAGGTAATCACGTACTGTTTGCCAGTGGTAAGGTTTCTCTAACCCATCCCTGTTGCCTTTGTAAGGATAGGTAGTAGCTACCTCTACTCTGTAGTTATTATTACCACTCAAGAAGATACGGTAGTCAGTACACTCAGCACCTTCTACTATCTTCCTAATCTCATCATCAACTAACCCTTTGATAGCTTCAGTACTTACTGGCATCTGTAAAGGTTTACCTTCTTGATCTTTAAGGAAGGGGTGATCATTAGTGAATGAGCCAACAGAGTAGGTAAGTATATCACCATCAATGTTAGCTATCATCTGAGTACTCCATAGCAATCAGTAGTTGAGCATAGTGGATAACCTTCTCAAGATCCTCCTTACCATTCTTGTCTTTGTAACGAGTAGCATACTTAACAATGTTACCTTGTAAGAAGTTAAGGTTGTTCTTGTAGATGTACTCAATAGGTTGGATAGGTAGATCTTTGTAGTGACCACCTCCTACTTGTACATCAAGAGGAGAATCAGGATCAGGGTTGTCCATCATTAGTGGCAGTTGTGATTTTACGTGTGGAAATTTAACCATGTAATACCTCTTATTTTAGAAGAAGAAAAGTAAGGGGCTATTGCTAGCCCCACCCTGTTGATTAGAATTCTTTTTCATCGTCATCATCAGCAGGTTTCTCAGTAGGCCACTCCTGTGTGATACACGGTAGGAAGTCCTTGTCACTAGCTTCTGCTAGCTTACCTTGTAGGAAGTTACCTAGTCCTGCATACTTCTCCTTAGCTGACTCACTGTCATCATAGCAGCAGAAGAAGAGGGTATCTACTGTGCTATCCTCTACACCATCACGGTACTTCTTAGGGATAGGGTTAACTGCATTGATACAGTTACGCTCTACTCCATCCTGTTTACCAGTGTAGCTACCTACCTGTAGACTTACTGGCATACCGATAAGGTCAGCATACTTGTCAGTGTCATCATAGGTTTCTTTGTCACCAGTGGTTGCTTGCAGTAGGTTGAACATGTGACCACGGGTAACACCAGCAGCAGGTACTACTACATCTTGGAAGACAATAGCTGGCTTAGTCTCCTCATTACCTTCACCATCTGTGACTGTTACTGTCTCACCAATTAGTTCATAACTAATCTTAGCTACTAGTGCATCAGGTTTAGGTGTACCTTTGAATGGTCGTTGCTTCTGAACACCAATCAATACAAAACTAACTAGACGTGCTTCGTACTCATCAGTTGGGATTAGAGAGTAGACTTTCTTATTTGCTGAACCTGCTTGTGCGATCTTAGCCATATTTAAAATACCTTTTTAGTGTGTTTGATACCAGTTATTACCAATCATAGCGTCAGAAGCTAGTGGTACATTCATGTTTAAGAATTCACCTGCTACTCTGACATAGTTATTAGCGAAGAGTTCCATCTCTTCTAGGTCTTTTTTGTGTACTGACCACTGTACCTCATCGTGCATCCAGATTACTTGATGAGCTTCTAACTGTGCTTGCCTTACCCAATGATCTAAGAAGATCATACCGTACTTCATTACAATAGCACCAGCAGATTGAAGGAGAGTGTTAAGAGCTTTGTGTGTTTCAGGTAGACCATCCCACCCTTTCCTCATGTGGAGAGTCCTACCATCTAGGCCAACAATCTTACCAGAACTAGCCTCATTAGTCAACCTGTTAATAAGGTTATCCAGCTTAGGCAATCCATTAAGAAAGTTAGCTCTCATCTCAGCACCTTCCTTCTTACCTCCTCCTACTTGTGCTCCTAGGTTAGCGTCACCAGCTCCATATAGGAAAGCGTAGAAGAAAGTTTTAGCATGATCCCTAGTAGGTAGACCTGCTAGCTCTTGGTTGTAGCTATGGATGTCACCATTAAGCAAGATGTCCGTATAGTTAGGATCATTCATGTAATGGCATAGCATCCTAGCTTCTAAGCCAGCAGCATCAGAGCCTAGGAATACATGGTCTTCATTGTCAGGTATGAACAAGCTACGTAACTGCTTACCATACACTGACCTAGCAGCAGGGATGTTAACTACTACCTTGTAGTTAGCCCTGAATGTAGGGGTAGCACAAGGGTTACACCCTGCACCTAACTTACCATCAGGTCTGAGCTTATCTAGCAAACCTTTGGTCAGTGATCGTCTATGAGACAAGACTACTCGCTTCATAACCAGACCACCGACACTACCACTTACTGACTTCAAAGAGTCCTCAGTAATCTTAGGAGAAGTAGGTATGTACCTTTGGTTAAGCATGAACTTAGCTAAGGATTTCCTGTTACGGACACCATTGTAGTTCATCTCCTTAAGCCTCAGGTCTTTGAAGTTAGCTGACTTGTCTTCTACTAAGTTCTTAGTGATGTAGTTATCTACCCACTCTGCTGCATTGTCTAGGCCAACTAACTTCTTAGTGTTCCACTCAGTAGGTTTCCAACCGTGGTCGATTAGTACACGCTTAACTAGGTCAGTCTTACCCATGTCAAAATCAGTGTACCAGACTCTACTGAATGGGCCACCTACCCACTCCTCAGGTATGCCGTGAGCTTCACAGTATAACTTAGGCCAATGAGCTAGCTTGCCACTCTTAAGGAAAGGTTTCTTGTAGGCATCAGCTACGTTCTTCATCTTAGGAAGTTGAGGTACAGCCTCAAGATCTACCTTTAGAATCTCCTCAGTCAGTTGGTGAACTAAGAAGCTAGCCTTGCGCTTATCAAAGTTAACTCCATGTATCTCCTGCTTAGACATGATGCTAGCGACTTGAGTCTCACACCACATAGGGAGGTTCATGTCTTGCATTTGTACTCCTCCCAATTGATAGGGTCTAAGTCGATAGCTTCAGGACTCATTGATTCAGTTAACCTGTTGAAGAGTGCCACTGTTACAACCACATCCTGCTTACAGTACTCACTTAACTCAGGAGTGTAGACACCATATACTTCTTCGATGTCTTCATCTCCGTCTTCTCCAACAGAACCTTTAAGGATTCCTAACCGTATACCCCAAGCCTTTAGGCTATGGCCTCCGTACCTATCAGGGTTAAGTGCTCTACTAGCTACCATTGTATCAAAGATAGGAGAAGTAATAGGGGTAGAAGTAATCTTCTCAACAGCAGGAGAATCGAAAGCTATGCCATTGTGAGCCACTAGTCTAGTGCTAGTGTTAAGGTACTCGACTAGCTTATCAACTTCCCACTCTCTCCACTCTATCCACTCACCCTCTTCAATACAATATGTCCAAGCCACTGACATTAGGGTTAACACATCTAGGAATCCATCAGTTTCAATATCGAAGACTACTGTCTTACTCACTTGGATTACCCTACTTTAGTTTTGGAAGGTAGTACCTTTACTTCTTGGTCAGGCTTACACTCTAACCACTGATAGATTACAGGATCCTTCTTGGTCTGAGTCCAACACTCCTTGGCTACTGGCTCATCAGTGAACCAGAAGTCATAGGCATCTTGAAGTAAGGGGTATCCTGCGAAGATAAGGAAAGCAATTGTAGCTGGTTCCATACTAAGCTCCTAACTTTTTCTGCATCTCATTAAAGGTTTCTGCTACTGGGAAGCTCTTGTACTCTTGGAGTTTAACATCCCAATACTTAAGCCATACGCTACTGTCTAGTGCAATGTTAACTTCTGCAATTACAGCAGCAGGTAAGATCATCTTCTGATCATCCCCTTCCATATGTTTACGACTAAAGCTTACAAATTTATTACTCATAATTAAAACTCCTCATTCTTTTCTTCGACCTTAGGTCTTTCAATTAACATACCAGTACTAGGTACATACTGTGTATCTACCACACCAGTAGTTCCATACTTACGTTGCTTGAGTAGTCTGATTCTACTCTCATGCTTAGTGTCACCTTCAGCTTGCTTGTTACGTTCGAAGCCTATGATAACTTGACACCACCTCATCAGTGCTCTCGATCCAGTGAACTGGAACTCCTTAACTTCCCCTCCTTCCTCATGACTAGGGCCAGAGCTAGGAGTGTTAAGGTGAGAGAAGATAAAGATCTGTAGGTCTAGCTCATCAGCCAATCCTGCTAGTGTCATAGCAATCCTACCTACCTCAGTGTTAATCTCACTAGGAGTTAAGTGCTGAGTAGCAGCAGTAATGTTATCAAAGTATACGTCCTTGATATTATTAACAGCAGCATGGTATCGGATGGCTTGCTCAATCTTATCAAAGTTATAACGGATGTTCTGATTGATTGAAGACTTCCATAAGTGTACACCATCATTTAACTTCGTAGCTGTACCTCTTAACTTCTCAACATCAAAGTCAAAGTCTGGTCTATGGTAAGGGACTTCATCGATCTTACCTGCTATGTTCTTAACAGTATCACCGTTGTTCTCCTCAAGCATCACACAGAAGCCAGCTCTACCATGTTGCTCCCAGTTCCAAGCAGCTAACATGTGAGCCATAAGGGTCTTACCACAACCTACTCCACCACCTACTGCTACTATCTCCTTAGTTCTTTGACCAAAGGTTAGCTTGTCTAACTCAGGCCAAGGAGAACTAGCACCATACTCAGGTGGTTCTAGTGCTTCATCTAAACAATCAAGTACACTAACTAGTCCTTCAATCTTAGGAGCTTCTTGTCTGAACAGTAAGAAGTTAAACAGTTCTCTACCTTTACCATTCATCAAGTAGTCATTAGGATCTACACCTTCCTTCTTGTTCTTTAATGGTGGTAACTCAACAACTAAAGCATGAGGTACTAGCTTAAGCCCTTCCTCTACTGCTTTCTTCCCTGCCTTGTCACCATCCATTACAAAGACTACATTCTTGAAGGTGTTAACCCAGTCCAGTTGCTCACCTAAAGCACGAGAGATACTACCAGTACCATCAGGTAGCCCAACCACTGCTGGCTTGTTAGTCGTCTTACTGTACTCATCTAATACTTGGTAGCAGGACATAGCACTAAGCTCATCCTCTACTACCCATAGGTATTGATTACCTACATCAGACTTCTTGGCTTGCTCTAACCCAAACAGATCACAGTCAGTAGCTTTGTGTCCAAGAGAGTAGAAGAACTTAGGAACTAGGTTACGCAGTTTGTAAGACACTAGCTTGCCATCTCTATACTTAGGGTACAAGTGCGTAGTAACCTCTTGCCCATTAACAGGGTCAAGCCCTACCCTAACTCCAAACCTTTCGCATACAGCCTCCTTAATGTTACGTGATTCTAACTTCTTGAAAGGACAGTCAAGTAGTTCAGCTAGCTCAGCATCACACTGTTCAGGTGTTTTCTCTGTACGCTTAGCTGCCTTGTACTTATCTGGGTCAAAGTCTTTAGGTGCAATGTAGAATCCACAGCTACCCCTAGTACACTTGCCAAACCTCTCACCTTCTTTGTTCTCGAAGATGAGCATGTGGTTACCAGTACGATCCCCACCTCTAGCAGTACACTCAGGGCAGGCTGTATCACCTACAATCTTGAGTTTACTCACTTACTTCCTCCTTAACTTTATGTGCATCTGGGTCAGAGATGTGAGCCTTTAACTTCTTACCAATACGAACTACCTTACGGACTACAAAGGCACTAGCTATTGTAGTTACTGTTACAACTGTTAGGGTAGGAAGTAGTTTGTAAGCAAGTAACACTAGGAACAAAACAAATAGCACAAAGGTTAGGTATAGGAATGTAACGTGTGTATCTGGTTTCTTAGGCTCATTGCTGAAAAATTTGTCAGGGTCCCTAGCTAACTTTGTTACTTCAGAAGATTTAAGAGTTTTAACATAAGCACTTACAGCTAGTGCATCTTCTTTGTTGGTAAATACCAAGTATCTCCAGTAACCTCCTACTCTTACGTGATACGCAGAAGAGCTAGAACCTTTAAGAACCTGCCCTACTTTGTAAGTCTGCTTTTCTTTTCCATAATAGCTATCAGTGCAGTTCAATGCACCTTTAAGTTTTGGCACTTTGATAGGTGTAAAAAATATAGATTCTAGCCAAGGGACGAAGACAGACTTGTATGTAGTTTCGAAGTCATCCACCCAACCCAACAACCAAACCCTAGCCCCATCAAGAAAAGCAAATAGTACGCTGAGTAAGAGAAGAACACTAGGTACAATAGCGTAATAGTAGCTAGTGAAGTAGTCAATAAAGTCAATAATCGAATAGTTGTCCACACTTAATTCTCCTGTACATTAACATTAACATTAACATGAGTGTCCACTTCAAAGGTTAGTTTCTTACCTTGTCTGTGTCTTGCATACTTCTTATAAGTAGAGAAGCCTTTACCTTTAGCTAGATTATCCTCTAGTTGCTTAGCCTTCTCCCAATGTTCAGGTGTGATACTGCTACCTGCTTGTGACATATCTACTCCTTAAGCATTTGTCTGTAAGTTTGGTAGAGGTTATCTACATTGACAGTAACATTGCCAGATAGTTTCTGCTCTCGTCTTTCTCTAGCTTCATCACTCCTCTTGTGATCTCTCCACCAGATTTGTAACTCTAGAGATTTAGTAGTAACATCGTTGGCTTTACACCAAGTACATAGTAGAGCAGTAAGACTGTCTAAGCCCTCTTGAACTCCATATTGGCCTACTTGTTTGTACTCAGGGCGTAAACCTACCTCGTATAAGAAACCTGCTACTCGCTTGTTCTCTCGCTCTCTAGCAGTAGGTTCCATGTAATCTGATCTGCAAGGCATTAGCTCACCCCCAACATAAGACGACAATCATCCTGCATTTCAGCAATAATGGTTTCTATGGTTTTTTCTGAGCCGTAGTCTTTCAATAACTCTAACTTAGTTTGCATTCTAAATCTCCCCCTCTTTCCAGTAATGTTCAATGTCTT